CGTGAGCTTCACATTGATTTGCTTGTCATATACGGTAGACATGTGGATTTCCTGTATAGAATTAAAAAAAGGGGAGCAGAATAATCCTACTCCCCTTTGAGACTTCTGGTCAAGTCATGTCGACGCGATTAGGCGCTGAGCAGACCACTAAACCGTGCAAGAGACCTGGTGGATTTTAGCACAAGGCCAGAATACCATTTCAGTCGAACGCGCCAGGCGTCCTTGTTCTGTACGGTGCCGATATTCTCGACTCGAATGCCCGCCGAAGCGCCGCCGTAAATGCCATGAACGCCGTCCTGTTCGTTGAATCGAACCGCGTAAATCGACATCGTGGTGTCAATAGAGCCTTTCGTTTCGTCGGCATTAACAAAGTCATTCTTCAGAATCGGAATGCCGTTGTGCGTGAGCATCGGACGGTCAAAGTTCTTCAACTGAAGCATGTTTGCATCAGTACCGCCGCCTACTGTACGCAGAAGGTTGCGAAACTGCCGAATTGCAATGCTGTTCATAATGAAAGCGTCCGGACCATTAGGTACTTCATCTTCCAACTGATCCAGCATCGAGAGAGTCAGCGCATCACCATTGGCACCCGGACCCGTGAGGGTCTGACCGCCAGTAACGAGATTGAGAAGTCCGTCGAATTCCTTCGGTGAACCGCCTTCATCGCCGTTGATGAACGTATTACTCCACTTGCGACCAAGACCTTTTGCCTTCAACGCAATCTGGATAGCCAACTGCTCGTTGGTGTCCGACATCGTTTCAGACAGAAACTTGTCAACGTCAACATCACCGGCCAGAATCTTTAGCGTGGCAACGACATTGGAGAAGGTGACAGCTTCCTCGGTAACCGCGTCATTAGGATCGAGGAACGTGCCCTGCGACTCCGTAGCCTCGCGATTATAAACATAGGCTTTACCGTCTGTCTTCATGAACGGAATGATCTGGAATACATCATCGTGAGTGATGATTTCTTCGATCACGCCTCGTTGCAGATCGTCGCTGGAAAGTTTAGCAGCCTCAACCTTCAATAGTGCCATTTTTCGTAACTCCCGTAAAAGAAGATTCTAAACCAATGACCTACAGCGGCCACGACAGACTTCAGACTTAATTATAGCCCTATGATGCGCCGAGGTTCAACTCTTTTCCTTTCGTAAGTTTTCCGGCTGCTAGTGCAGCGCCGATTCTACTTACTCCAGAACCCGTATCGACTCCGGGATTACCCGGACCCGGACCCGGCTCTGTACCCGAACCTGCCCCTGGCTTAACCGTTGATTTATATAGGCTTTGTTTGTCGGGATCGGCGTCGACAATTTTCGCAAACGCCTCGTCGAATGAGAGATTCGCACCCGCACCATCAACCAAAGGCGCTCGACCTGCGACACCAAATGGCTTGTTGAAACCTACAGTGTTGCCGTTTGCATCGCGCTCAAAGTGCGCTCCGTAAAGTTGTCGGGCTTTCATCGGAGGAAGAGTTAGCTTGTCCTTGACGAATAAAGATGAGCTAAATGAATTGCCTACTGTGAGTTCACCAATCTCCCCATCCTTTCCTTGCAGTTGAGTCTTGAGCGCTTCAATTGTATCGTTCAATCCTGAAACAACCTCGCTATGGGCCGAATTCATCTGCTCTTTAACCTGGTCGAACTGTCCGGCAGCTTCCAAAGCCGCAGTCTCTGCGTCCTTGTTTGCTTTCAACATAGCTTTTACTTCAGCTACATCAATGCCCTTCCATACAGAAGCGGCAGTCTCAAGTGCGGTAATTTTTGCAGTCTGCTCAGCGATTTTGGCCTTCTTCGCCATAACTTCCGCCAGCAAAGTCTTTTCAGCTTCAGTTTGTCCGGGAACAGACTTGTCAGCCGGGGGATCGGCAGGCGGGTCAGCCGGAGGTACGACAGGCGGGTCAGCCGGGGGATCGGCAGGCGGGTCAGCCGGGGGATTGCCACCACCAGATCCGCCAGATTCCTCTGGGGAACAATATGTATGTCCAAAAATCTTATTCATGTGTCTCATGTCTTTCTCCTGGGCAACTTGCCCCTTACTCTGTGGCTCATACTGAGCCTACTACCGATCCAACGTCAACTAAAAGTATGCGGTGTATCTTCCGTCTTACTCGTCATTAACGTCGGGGTTATCGTTGTCGGAATTGTCACCAGAATCTTCACCTAATCCGAAATCTTCTGGTTCAGGTGGCCACTCTGTATCAATCTCGTTAATCATCTTAGCTTTCAAATCCTTACTGGCCGTCGGAAATAACTTTTCAACCAGCATCTTCATTTGTTCTCTGCGCACCGTATCAGGTGCGGCAACTAGCGACAGACTCGTGGCAATTTCAAACTCGCTCGCCAAACCTCTAACGTCGAAATTCTCGGCCCATACAATCAGATCGTCTTCATATTCATCTCCGTTCCATTTTGCAACCAGATATGATATCGCCCTCTCAGCCTTAGCCAAAGACTTTGATTTATTTGTAAGCAGGGCATTTACACGTTCAAAGTCATATGCCTTCGCCACTCCAGAGCTATTGTCTATCCCCATCGAGTTATCCTCTTTGGTTCGCTCACCGGCCATGCCGACGGTGTGGTATATCTCATTTATGATAGTCCGAATCGCCGTAATAATCAATTCAGCCTGTTTTGGGTCTGGCGACAAGAACGCCGGAGCCACTCCACCTTCTCCGTTATAGATAAAGATTCGCTTTGTGCCAATCTCCATCATTTTTTCCTCGACCTTTTCTTCTTCTCCCGGCATCAGACCTTGCGCTGGCATAGCCAACTGCGAGAAAGTCTGGTCCTGAATAATAGCATCAAGGTTCGACAGATAGTTGGCCGCCGCTCGATCCATATACGCGATATCATTGATAAGTGCCGGTGAACTATACAGGCTGTCATCGTCCATGTGATCCATAATTATCACAGGAACAAGACCTAGATTGTGAACACCAGAACTGATCGATGAAACCTTGCGCTTTGTTTCGTCGACTGAGGTTGAAGTGTCGCTAGACACATCATATCGAAACAACTCCCAACCCGTTCGAGTCCACAGCCTGAATTGCTCTTGCTGTATTGGCGAATCTTTCTCAAACGGACTTTCGTCATTACGGTATTTCTCGCGAAGCAAAATCCAATTAAGCCTGCCCATCTTATCAAAGGACATATCTAAAGCATCTTGCGGGCCTACCCAATATGCGTAGGTATCAATATCCGTCTCTTCCGCCTTTGAATTTGGCGCGATGGTTGCGGTATTATCAACAACCACATAAATTCTACCGGATATAGATGATCGCTTGCAAAGTTGCTGCATCAGATAATCAATATCATGACCGTCTGGTGTCGCCGACTTCCAAAATTTCACTATAGAATCCGCAGCGTCGACTTCGTTTCGAGCGACATTTGTCCGAAAAATATACTTATTTACGAGGTCGACAACCTCGCGGGTATGATTAAATCTGTAGGCCCTTTTTTTCCTATCCTCGAATTCCTTGTCGCCCTCCTTCAAATATTTGAAGATATTGACATCGAACCAATCTCGACCGCCCTCATAACAGGCTTCCAAAAACTCCCAATGGGTTTTGCGCTCCGCATATTCGGGGTGACGCCTGGATGCTACGCTCGACTTATCTCTCGATTGTGAATCTGTTTGGGCCATTAAAAATTTCTTCCTATAAGAATGTAAATTATCTCACCCTGCGCGATTATTTACAAGGATATGCCCGCAATGATGATTTTTCGCAATGGATACTTGAACTCTATAGCATAGCCTAACGCATCAGCGGAATGCTCGGTTCCCATTCTTTTGTCCACATCTCGAACGCCTTCTTTGTAGATCGTCTGCTCTAATGAGTCTATCAGGTGAACACAGCTAGTGTCGATCCTCAATCGCGTTGTGCCGTCCGCCGCTCGTAGCATTCTGTTCACACAATTCACACGATCCGCCACTGGCGGGTGTTTCCGACGGTAATAAAGCCGACGATATCCTGATTCGCGAAAAATATCAAGATCGGTTTCTCCGCGAGCATGTTGGGTATATGCGCCCGCTGGATCAGGAAATATGGCAGTAACCGACTTGCTGCGCCAGTATTGTCGCTCCAATTCGGTTACCGCTTCTGCCGTCGAACTGTTTGGCAACACTATTTCACCAACCGCCCACACCTCGCCATTCTTCTGTGGCTGTAAAACTATAGCCGACATTGGATCGCGGTTGAAATCCTGACCTACCCACATTGGCAGGTCTTTATTGAATGGATGATGACCAACATGCTCGTGTCGGTCGAAAGGATAGTAAACTCTGCCGCCCATCGTCTCAAATGAAGCCTCAAACTCCTGCTTGAACGAGCGCTCATCCATATCCTGACGAGCCTGCTCTATTTCAGATGCCGGAACAAACGGACTGTCAATAGACTTGAATTGCCAGCTTTCCCACCTGTTAGCGGCAATCAGCTTTGGATTTTGACCGAACTGGTAAACATCGTGAAGATAATTAAAGGATTTAGGCGTACCAATGAATGTCGCCCGTCCCCTGGTTGTCGCCAGAGTGGGTCGTAGCGCCTTCTTCCATGTGTCCGGGTGCATGTCCTGAAATTCATCAAGCACCACGTAATCCAATCCAACGCCTCGAAGAGAGTCATACTTGTCAGCGCCCTTAAGAACGATTCTGGTCTTATTCTTAAGAAGGATGTAAAGTCCGGTTTCATTTGTCTTGCGAATCCAGGCCCTGGGAATTGCATCAAGCAACTCCGGCCACATAATCGATTTTGCCATCGTATAGGTCGGCGCTACATACCAAACCAGTTTATTTGGCTGAGCGGCCTCTCGAATCATATCGGTACG